TCGTAGTATGTTTCCACTTCAAGTTCGTCAACGCGCATGACAACACTTTCTATCAAATGACGTCCAAGTTGGTCGGCATAGTTTTGGGGGGCTGTTAATGCGGGTATCTTTATGCGAACGTACATGTTACTCAAAAGATCACCCATATTTTGAGGATTAAATGTCACCTTTATCTTTTCTCCAAAAGGCCATGTACTTTTAATGTTTGGATTCGAGACATTTGTCACCCTGTGGTATTTTCTAAAATCTGCATGGCGACGTTCGGTGTAATCAAATAAAGAATCATTTAAATTTTCACTTATTAAATATCTATCTTGTTTACCAAGTGCATTCAAAGCAACGATGGCAGCGGTGCGTGCCCCGGAAGGCTCACCCATATCTACTATTGCTTACATATTTTTAATATCCGTTTTCCACATATCAATATGACTAGTGTTTTTCATAATTTCGAGTTCATCCCTGGCTTGGTTTGATTCTTTGAGGAGTTCCTTGACACATTCTTCGGTATATTGCACGGTCTTGATATTGAGAAGATAATCGAAACTGTTGTTGATTCGTGGGAAAATACCAGCCAATTGTCGCTCAAGATCATCCTTCTTTCTTTTGAAAACTACGATGTCCCCGTTGATGACCATGGTGACAAACTTAGATTTATAGCCGCACATGGTTGCTTTGGTTTCGAGAACTTTGAGTAAGTGTTCCTTTCTTTTGATGTAGTGATCGGATCGAAGCTTTACAAAGTCTTTGAGAATTTCTTCGGGACTCGTGTATTTATGAATACCCTTCTCTGGGTGGAACAAGTGCATGTTGGATGTATGGAACGACTTTCTTAACTTGAGGTCTTTCACGAGATCCTTTCCGTTGTATCCAAATATTTCGAAATCAACATCTTCGGTTGTGGAATTGTTTGTGAACCCCCCAATCAACTTCTTTTCAACAAGTCCATCCAAGTATTCCTTGTAATCTTGTGTCCATCGTCCTGGTGGTAATTCGGTGATTACAATATTTGTACCTGACCACTTCCAAACACCTTCCATCATCCATGTGTCCTCCTCCTTGTGAACCATCCCCTTGAAACCTCTAAACCATGGTCGCATAGGTACGATAGCCTTGCCATCAAGAACTCTCTGGATATTATCCTTGATATCCTTGGGGTTGAAGGGTGGTACATAGCAACTAAATCCAGTTCCAATACCCTCCGTACCATTCACGAGCACAAGGGGGAGCGTTGGCATATAGAAGTCTGGTTCAATCCGACGACCATCATCTTCCAAGTAATTGAGAATTGGGTCATCACGGGGATCAAAGATCTTGCGGGTCTCCTTGGATAACTTGGTGAAGATGTAACGCGTTTGTGACGCATCCTTACCACCCATAAGACGAGTACCAAACTGACCACACGGCTGAAGTAAGTTGATGTTGTTTGAGCCCATATAGTCATTCGCCAACTTCACAATAGTATCTGCGAGGGAGACCTCACCGTGATGGTAGGAGGACTTATCCGCAACATATGCCGCCAATTGCGCCACCTTCATTTCATCTTTGAGATTCTTATGAAAGCACGCAAACATCACTTTGCGTTGTGAGGGTTTGAGACCATCTGCCATATGGGCAATAGAGCGTTTGAGATCCGCCAGACTGAAGTTAACCAAGTCCTTATGGATGAAATTGGTGATGTCCAACTTCTTGATTGACCCGTAGGAAACCTCGAGGTCCTTTGCCTCCTTCGCGGTACTCTCGAGGAGCCAAGTCTTTCGGTCATCCGCCTTCTTCTTGTCAAATGCGAGAACGATAGATTTATCTGTCATAATATCCATATCAAACTTGACGGTGAGATCTTGGATCTTCTTGAAATACTCTCGAGCCTCGGCAGACGTTGACGTACCCAAACCCTTGTAGTACTTAATTCTCCACCCCGCTTGTCCATTGCCGTACCAGGTACGGAACGCGGAGTCTGTGTAGAACGACTTCACAGTGGCACCCTTCGTAGCCTTGATGATTGGTGTCACCATAGAGACAACAAAGCCCAACTTGAGTAAACTTGGCCAGAAATAGTGAATCATATTGAGAATGAGACCCTTGATGTGTGAACCGTCATTATCGGCGTCTGTCATAATCATCAGACGTCCATAGCGAAGTTCAGATACACTGGTGTATTCCTTACCCTGTTGGAGACCCAAGATTTTCTTGAGATCATTAAACTCTTGATTGGATGTGAGTTGCGCTACAGAGGCATCCCGAACATTTTTACACTTCCCACGAAGGGGGAAGACACCATAGTGATCGCGACCAACCACAGAAAGACCCGCGACTGCGAGAGTCTTCGCAGAATCCCCCTCCGTCACAATGAGAGTACAATTCCCAGATTGTGCTGTCCCAGCCTTGTTCGCGTCGTCCAACTTGGGAATACCCGTAATCTTGGACTTACGGGTTCCATCAGACTTTGAGAGTTCCTTCATCTCCTTGAACTTGGAGAGTGCCAAGAGTTCATCTTGAATACCAGTCTTGAGGGCATTCTTAATGAATGTCTTCGGTGGTTCAAACTTACTTCCAAAGTCCTGAGCCTTTGAGGTACACTCAGACTTGACTTGACTCGAGAAGGTCGGGTTCTCGAGGGTTGCCTTTACAAAGATATTGAATGTATTCTTGACCTGTTGCGGCTTCAACTTAATCTTCTTTGCCATCTCCTCGATGACACCCGCAGCAACATAGGATGCCACGTGATCCACGTGAGTTCCACCCTTTGTTGTAGAGATACCGTTCACAAATGATACTTGTTCGAGGCCATTCTCGGAGGGACCAATACACACTGACCAACGATCGGTTGTAACTGAACACACATTGGTGACACCTTCGTGCATCTTGGCATAGGCCTCAAAGGGTGTCTTGGATAGGGCTTCACCTTGAAACTTCACTTTACAGTTGGGTGTCGTACAGATGTTTGCGTCCCAAACTCTCTTCTCAAATATCTTGTAGATTGAGGCATCCATCTTTGCCATGCCAAATCTCTTCCAATCTGGAATGAAAGTGATGGACACCGAAGACGTCGCCCCAGAATGTTTTGTAATTTTTGGTTCGTGACACTTGGTCATGTTATCAGTCCATTTCTGTGTATAGGTCTTCTTGGCTTCGTGATCCTTAATCACGATTGAAAACTCGGAAGAGTAGATATTGGTGAGTTTGGCACCATATCCGTTGCGACCACCCACGATTCGCTTCTTGTTATCGTCATAATTGGTACTTGTCAGTAGGTGTCCAAAAGTGAGTTCGGGATTCCACACCCCCTCCTTCTCATGCATCTTGACACCAATACCACCAAGAGGGCCATTATTCTCAATAGTCACAGACCCCACGTCTTTGTCTACCTCAACCGAGATGTTTGTAACATGCTTGGGGTGTGTTGAGTTTCTATCAATGGCATTGACGAGTATTTCGTCAAATATTTTGAGAAGAGCGGGTGAGTATGATAGATCCTTTTTCTTGAATTTGTTGTCAGTCTTGTAAAGAATCCAATACGATTCTGTCCCAAGTTCCACTGGACCCACATAGGAGTCGGGTCTCTTAAGGACATGTTCAATGTGGGTAAGTTTTTGAACGCTCTCACCCATCTTTCTTTAACTTTTAGGGAGTCATTTCTTTACTTAGGTTTATTCTCTTCTAGAATTTTGTAAAAATCTTTTATCCAATTTTTTAGTTCATTCCTTGTAATCGAGTGTGTTTTTGGACTAATAAGTTTAATAGCCCCTATCTGCCGAAGTGAATCTATACGTGGATTATATTTTATAGGGCCGTTCATATAACAACATTTACATACAGATGTATTATTAATTATATATGTATTGTTAAGTTCAAATGATAAATTGGAATTTTGTAAATATTTATCAAATAACCGAAGTTCCCAGTCAATAGCTTCTCTGTAATAAGGGTCGAGTGGTGCTAAACAAATGTAACACGTAGATTTCCAATTTATCTTCATGCTTATAATTTTATAGATTTTTTTTCACAACTATAATTAGAGAATGGCTTATCTTTATTTGATAGGTGCTGTTGTTATTATGTTTTTGATAATGCAAAATAGATCTAAATCTTTCAATACCAGTGTAAATAGACTTATTAAACAAAGTGCACAATACGCCATAACAGCACAACAAGACGGGTCGCCTGTATTGGCAACCGTGCATTCAAATTATGCCGTTGCGTACTTGTATGCTCTTATGGATATAGCTACTGATGCACAAATACACCGTTTAACGGGTATAGATGTTAGTAAGTTTAGACAACATATAATGAATGTCCAGGACATGGTAACGAGAAGAACACTTGAAAAGGTACCAGACTTCGCCGGCGATGTTGATATGTATCTAGCCCAAGTAGGTGGTGGCGCTGCAAAATAAAAAATACATATAATTAAATAATGAAACTCAACGTTCACTTCGAGGCCATAATGCGTATTTTGGGTCTTTTTATAACTACATTTTTTACAACAAAGTGGACACAAGGAACTAATCCACCAATGTACGATGTTCCATTGTCAATTGTTGCGGTGATTCTTGCCATATTTTTGAATTATGTGTAACTTCATTACCTAAGTTAGAAATTGTTTTGTAAAATTACAAATAAAATGCAAGTAGTTCGTGACGCAACGTGGAATGTGTTTTTAAACGATGCGGTTAAAATGTATCGTTTAAGAACACCAAATGATAAATGCTACAAGTTAGCGGATGCAACTTGGAAAATTAAACAGAGGTACAGAGATATAAAACAAAAGAAAGAACAAACTAAGATTGTTGTGTTGGAAAAAGCACCAGAAATGTCAAGAGAACAGATTTCAAAAAACAAAACATGCAAGGCGATTACAATGTCTGGAAATATGTGTTCATTCAAGGCTGTTTGTGGTAATTTTTGTAGAAAACACAATAAAAAGGAAGAATCAGTTCCGGGCATGGATGACATTATAAACCAACTTGGCGAAATTAAAATAGCTGACTAATATAAATGTTTCTTGATCAGGAAAGTCTTAGACCTGTTATAATAGCAATGGCGATTTATTTAACTATCAGCACTCTTATTCCTAAAATTGCTAAAAAGCCGACAGGTATCAAAGTCGTGGATGACCTTGTGATGATGATTATCGCCCAACAAGAATCTATCATGTCTGGTACTATCTTAATCGGTCTTATCATTCTCGCTACCAATTACATTAACGATGAACTCTTGTAAGATGTTTTCACTTCCAACTAACTTTTTAGTATATTCATGATTCATGTACCTCACTTGATTGTTATATGCATCGGCCATGTAGTTCATGAGTTGTTCGAGACTGGGTTTACCCCAAACCATACCCTTTTTAAATAAAAAATCATCATTTTTGAGAGTCTGTCTATCACATTTTATCAAATATGGGGTTTTTATGTATTCCGGAGGCCCGCCATAATCTGTAATAATCACAGGCTTGTCTCGAATACAAGCTTCAATTGCACCCATACCAACACCTTCCGATGACGAAAAACTCACATAACAATCCGACATTCTGTGAATATCATCCATTTCATCATCTGTTATAAGACCATTAATGACTCTCACATTTGGTAGGTTGATTTTTACCTCTTGTTGACATGTTGCTTTGACAATTAACTTTGCATTTGGTAATTGCAACCTTATAAAAGCCTCTAATATACTATTAAAATTTTTTCTTTGATCCAATATATTTCCTATATGATAAAATACATATGGTCTTGGTTCTTGTGGAATATGAGCATGTACAATCTTAAACTCTTTGTTTGGAAATTGCTTTGAAAAGACCCGTTTACAAAATTCACTTGGAACCAAGATAGCATCAAAAAAATCAAATAATTTACCATAGTCTTCGTGAACTGTCTCTGTTTCACATACAGTCATACAGGATACTTTCTTAGCTTTAGACTTTAAGAATGGAATATAATCAAATGCCGACTGTATGGGTATGGTAAAAAGGAAAGCATGTTCACATTCGGGTATGTTTTTATCTCCTATGACATAATACTTTGATTCAGGGAACAAACGTTTATATTTTGCATTGTGTTGCCCAATGCCACTTAGTAAAGTTGGACCTACGAATATCATCTCCATTTAAAGATTATCTTAGCTTTATATATATTAGGATGGACAGACTCAAGAAAGAAATCAAAGACGAACTCTCCAGACCACGAATGGATAAGACCCGACTTTACGATCTCCTTTTGAAAATCGTCGATGAAGTTGGTGAAGATAGTGGGAATACCCAACCGGGACCCAAAGGTGATCGCGGTGAAAAGGGAGACCGTGGTGAAAAGGGAGACCGGGGCGAAAAGGGTGAAAAGGGTGAAGCTGGAACCTGTAAGTGTGCGTGTGTTACTAAGACTGACACACCAGTCAAAAAGACTCGACCTACTAAGAAGGCTTCTTCTACCCCGACCCCGGAAGCTGCTCCGGAACAATAAATATCTATATAAAACCTAAGTTAAATGTAATTTATTAAATGTACAGTGTATGTTTAATAAATGAGACATATCATCTTTGATAAAAACTTCAAACCAATCGCAAATATTGGTAAGTATAATATCCACGGTAAAAAGAAAAAAGATGTCTGCTTTGAATTAAAATTGATGTGGACCCCCGGGAACAGGGCTGTTTACCCACCAAATAAATCCACCGACTATAAGCATGAGAATAAAAACGAGAGTTCCAAATGAATACTTTTTAGGTTTTTTCAAATTTTCTTTGTCTGGAAGTTTTTGTACATTTTCGTTTAACTTATCTACTTTAGAGCACAGCTTGTCTAAAATTTGTAATAACTGCACGTTTTTATCTTTTGGCTTTTCTTTTACGTCTATAGTTGTCACCTCTAATATCATATGCCAAGTTGCATCTGGTTGTAATAGTCTGTAGTCATTGTCGCTTTGATATTCGTATAATTCAAAAGATAACTGTTTTATTGATATCGGATTGAAAAGAGATGTAGGTCTAGCAAAAGATTTCCATTGTTTGTCTCTGACGATATTATCAGACGTTCCAGCAAAATGTCTTTCCAGTGGCACTCTTGCGAAAATTTGACCATGGCGTTCATCAAGTATTTGTGCAACTTTTGGGATTTCTGGGCATATTATATCTACAAATTTAGCTATATCCGAGTTTGTAGTTGTAGAATGGTCACCCACCTGGGTTATATAGAAATCCACCATTTTTAAGCCTATGACTTTGTTAATATTTTCAATATGTGTGTTAGATTTCAGAGTCAAATCTACAGTGAACGTATTATTTGTTCCTGTGACAAAGTTTGAATCTATCAGAACATATTGTGTTCTCTTTGCTAAATCATCAAGAGACATTCTGAAATATATGAATAAAAAAAAAATCGAGACTATTATTAGATGTCTGGTGCTACCGGAGGACTTGTCATAATTTTTGCTAGTCTTGTTTTAATTTTTGTACTTTCGTTGATATATTCATATTTCAAACGAGACACTGATAATAACATAGACATAAATGTCGATATCAGAGATCAGGGTGAGTTACGTTTAACCGGTGATGGTTCTACAATTTTAGACGGCAATCTTTTGGAGGAAGTCAAGAAGACTACACCCGATTTCACCTTTTTTAGAATGTCTATTGAACGTCGTGAACTTGATACAGATGGTATACTGTATTTAAGTGATTTTTATGGGGGTTTTTACATAGCCTTTGAAATTACTATGGACAGACCCATAGATAAACTAAAAATAAAACATATTTTACCAAACGACACAACTCAAACATATGAGTATCTTAATCCTATATTAACAAGTGTTTATACTTTGAACCCTGATACGTCCGTGTCTATAATGGGAAGGAATAGATTTGAATTTTATAACGAAGAAAATATATTGATATCTAATAAGATATACTTTATTGATCAAGTTGTCATTGAACGGGGTGGTGTTGATATTAGTTCACAAAACATTGTCGAGGAGATTCCTATTATTGTACCCGGTTCTCTTGATATAAATATCACACTCCCCAAAGCACCTACATTTACTATCTCTAACATGTCTAGTATTTCTACTATACTTGGTGGAGGTCAGGTAAATATACTAGAAGGTAGTGTACCCGGTACAATCATTTTTAAATTGGCTGACGGGAGTGAAAAATACATGACAATAAATAATGATGCAACACGAGCTAGTTTTGAAAATGTAGAAATAAATGAAGCAACAAGTTTTTATGTAAATAATACGTATAACCGTTCATATAAAAGAATAGGTTTAAGATCAGATGGATATGGTAAATTTTTGTTAGATGATATGAGTTTAGAACTTTACAAAGAAATGACAGATGAACAACAACAAGGCAATTCTTGTTGGAACATTTCAGAATAAAAATGTACCATTATAGCAGAGATGTCTGCTTCTGTTTGGTCTAATATAATACACCGAATACACATCAAATGGGCCAAGAATGATTTGGTTGACATGGATAGCAGGCTTATATTTTTGTTAGTAAAACCAGACGAAACAATTTATAAATATAAGGTTGTTAATTTAAATGACGGGATTACATTTATGGATATAAATTCTTACAAGTTTAGTTACGGTAAACTTTACGTATACTTAAACAGCGCTTCTGATATAAACTTGTTATTAAAAAAAACTATAAATACCAGGGACCAGGTAGGTAGATTTTTATCAGGTAATTCTATTCCAAATCATAGCGCAGAACCAGTAAACTGTGAAAGTGAATGGCAAAATGAAGGTACGTGCACAGTTTCGTGTGGCTGGGGTAAACAAGATCAAACGTACAGACACACTAAATTAAGTGCTAATGGTGGGCGCCAATGTCCGATCCCGGATTACGGTGATTCGAGACAAGTTGATTGTAAGATTATAGATTGTTAAATAAAATGTAAACTAATTGTAATGGACAAGATATATTTTAAATTTTCTTGGACTAATGGAAGTGTCACAGAAGACTACATAGAAAACTGGGTGATACAGGTCGTTGATAAAGACGACATAATTTACCATGAATTTTATGAATATGACATAAGAAACAATGAAATATTAACTGTTGAATTTTCCATACCGGTAGTGAAAGCTGAACTTTATGCAAGGTTTTACATAAACGATCCGGTTCCGGACAATCTGATGGCCGAAAGAAAATTGGATATGAATTTTGGTGTTGATAGAAAATTCATAAGACGCAGAGATGAAATTTCAACGTTTTCGTATGAACCAAAGAACTGCAAAACACAATTGGAATATACACAATGCACACCGGTATGTGGTC